GATAGCGTAGCGTCTCGTGGGCTCGGAGATGTGTATAAGAGACAGACCTACTACAATCCAGGTGGCGCAAATGCAACAGGTGGCGCTGGAACTGTTGGCGGTTCTGGTGGTGGAATGTTTGCTTCAAGCCCAGGTTCTCCTGCTGGTGTAGGCATCAATGGTTTTTGCGGTGGCGGCGCTGGTGGTTCTAGTGGTGGACAAATTGGTCAAAAAGGTTCAACAGGCGGTGGAGATGGTGGAACTTCTGCTGCTGGTGGAGCAGTCGGTGGTAACGCTACTGCAAATACAGGTTCAGGCGGTGGCGGTGCATCTGCTGGAACTTCTGGTGCAGTCGCCCGTGCTGGCGGCAATGGTGGGTCAGGATTTATTCGTTTAGGATGGTGGCAATAATGGCGCATTTTGCTGAGATTGATTCAGATAATAAAGTAATTCAAGTTCTTGTAGTTCCAAATGAACAAGAACATAGAGGTCAAGAGTTTCTTGCTGAAGACTTAGGTCTTGGTGGCACTTGGATTCAAACTTCTTACAATCACGCACTTCGCGGAAAATTTGCTGGCATTGGTGACACTTACAACGCCATCGAAGACAGATTCATTGACCCGCAACCTTTCCCATCTTGGAAATTGAACAAAGATTTTATCTGGCAATCGCCAGTTAGTTATCCGACAGATGGCAAAGGTTATGAATGGAATGAATCTTCAAAGTCATGGGAAGAACTTTCCTGAAATTTCAACAAAAATAATTCCCAACCCCTTCAACCCTAGGAGATACAAATGGCAGTTACATCTGCACAATACACAGTCACAACATCACCAACAAAGATCGTCAGCGCCGACATTGCTGCTGAAATGGTTTATATTCACAGCGAAACTGCAATTGCTTATCTTGGGGATTCAACAGTCTCATCATCGAATGGTTACAAACTAGACATCAATGACAAGATTTCCCTTGCCAACCATGAAGGTGAAATCTGGGCAGTCTCTTCTGTTTCTTCATCAATCTCGGTTCTAATCATTACGCGATGAATTCAGACACAGCCACCATCATCTATTCTTATTTTTTCGTGATGGCTGGAATTCTTGCTGCAATGAGTTTCCTTGCGAAACACACCATCAAGAAGCACACTGAAGCAATCGAAGACAAATTGGCGCGGATTGAATACGCTCTTTTCAATGATGGACAGACTGGCTTGATCAATAAGGTTGATCAATTGATTGAGAATCAAAACATCATCAAGATCGATGTTGAAGTGATGAAGGCAATCACTGAATCCAAGCCATCTCGCTCAAGAAGTTCCAAATGACCACTGGCGCTGATCTCGTCAAGATTGCTCAAGGCAAGATCGGCACTGTCGAAAAGGGTGGCAAAGATGGCAAGTCTGGCAACATCGTTTCCTTCTGGGATTGGTGGAAAGCCAAGACTGGTCAGAATGATCAAGGCTCCAGTTGGTGTGCTTGTTTCGTCAGTTGGTGTTTCGATCAGGTTCATGCTTCCTCACTTGTTGCAGCAAAGACTCCTGCTGGATTCATCTACTGTCCAGATGGCGTGAACTATTTCAAGAAGAAGAAGCAATTGGTCGATCCAAAGACGGCTCAACCAGGAGACATAATCTTCTTCGATTGGAATGGCACTGGCTCCAGCGATCATGTTGGAATTGTGATTGAAAATCATGCTGCCAATTCTTATCTGATAACTATCGAAGGCAACACATCTCCAGAAGGTGCAATCGGCGCAAGCCAGCAAAATGGCGGTGGCGTGTATCAACGCAAGCGCTATCTCGGCAAGACGATCATCGCAGTGGCAAGACCAGCCTGGACATCGCTTTCCCCTACAAAGTAAGGAAAACAAATGAAAAAATTCAAAAACATTGGCGTTCGTGTCATCGGCTTGGCAATGATGACCTTCCTTCCTGGAATGGGTATCGGAGCAGTTGTTGCAAAGAATTGGCTCATGGGTGGAGCGATTGCCTTTGGAACGGCTTGTGCCACTGTTGTTGTTTATATTGGAGTTGCATTGGCATGGTCTGGCAAGGCAAGTGATTTTGACATTCAAGAAGCATTCCGCACTGCAACTGCTAAGGCTGGCGAAAGCAATGATGAAATTCATGCCGCAATCACAGATGTTTCAAAACCAGTGCAAGGATAATCATTGAACATTCAGGGCTTGATCCTCAACCCTGAAGCCAAGCAAGCAGCATTCCTTCTCGCCGAGAAGACTTTCGAGCGCTATCGCAACAATCCTGGACATTACAGGAACACAGCGAACAGCCATCTTGTTGGTCATCTCGGCGAATTTGCTGCTTTCATCTGGCTTCGAGATAACGGCTTCGAGCCAGAGGCAGCCTTTTCCGACCCAGCAAAAGACAGAGATCCAGACATCTTCACCAATGTCGGGCGCATTGAAGTCAAGACATGGAGCGAGCGATATTGGGATCAATGGGGTCGATGTGTCTCAGTTTCGCAGTATGCTTCCATCAAGCGGAAAGCAGATTTCATCTTCTGGCTCTCAGTTGATGAAGTAGAATCCGAGACACCAAAAGTCACATTCAGGGGATGGTGTGAAGTGAGCATCTTCGAGGGGATGTCACCGATCATGACTGGAGATCCAGGTCGCGAGGTCAGGAATTTCCAACTCGATCCATCACAACTGAATTCAGTTGAAGAGATGGGAAAGTTACATGAAGCGCGAGGAAATACTGCAACAAGCGATTGATCTGACAATGGGAGATCGCAATGAACAGAATGGTGATCCTTTCGAGAATCATCAAAGAATTGCAAAGATTTGGTCAGTCATTCTCAATCAAGAGATTGCTCCTTACCAGGTCGCATTGTGCATGGCTGGGCTGAAACTTGCTCGCCTGGCATTCAATCCACTCGAAGATTCATTCATCGATGGTGCTGCTTATCTGGCAATCGCAGGGGAAATCGTCAACAAGGGGGAAACAAATGAGGAATCTCGTTGTTCTTGTTCCAAGTAGGAACAGACCACAAAACATTGAGGATCTGATCAAGTCATTCGATGAGACAGAGACTGAATCAGATTTGATTGTGATTGTTGATGATGATGAGCCACAGATGGATGCTTATCTTCAACTCGGTTGTGATGTCTTGATGGTGGAAAAGCAAGGAAAAGGAATGGCAAAGCCATTGAACTTTGCTGCTCGTCACTATGCTCACAAGTATCGACACTTCGCATTCCTTGGCGATGATCACAGACCACGCACCAAGAACTGGGATCTTCACTTCATCAACACACTTGATGAATTAGGAACTGGCTTGGTCTATGGCAATGATTTGCTTCAAGGTGAGAACTTAGCAACAGCAGTCGGCATGACTGGAAACATTGTGAATGCTTTGGGTGGCATGGTTCCACCAGACATGATTCACTTATACCTCGACAACTTCTGGATGACACTCGGCAAAGACTTGAATGCTCTCCGCTATATCCCAGAAGTTGTCTTAGAACATCTGCATCCAGTTGCTGGAAAAGCAGAATGGGATGAAGGTTACATGGCAGTCAATGCTGAAGAAGTTTATTCAGCAGACAAGAAGGCGCTCGATGATTACCTGGCGAGCGATGCTTATTCCCAACTCTTGGAGGCTTTGCGATGAATGTGAATCTTGTTCTTGAATCTAAATCTTGTTCAACGATAAACTTTGAATCTATTGTTGATGCAGTTTCACAATTCGTTCCGATGGTCACAAAGGCTTGGAACTTGCCAACTTACTCGGTGACAACTTCAACAACTCGCGATTCAAAGGCTTGGAATGTGTGCATCTTGGACACTTTTCCAAATCTTGCATTGATGGGTCGCGCTTATGGATATCACGATTCACTCAATGGATTGCCGATCTCTTACATCCGAGCCAATTCATTCTCTTTTCGACCAGCGACTGGCTTGTATAAGCCGCCGACTTTTATCGCAGGAAAGAAGATTACTTCAGAACGATTGTCAGAAGGATTGGCAACAGTTGTTATGCACGAAGTTGCTGAAATGCTTGTTGATCCTTTCGTCAAGGAGCGCCGAGTTGATGGCACTGGCAGACCTTGGGTTCTGGAGATTGGCGATCACACAAAAGGATTATTCAAGATTCAAACTAAAAACGCCATCGTGGTCGCTCCAGACTTTACCAATCCAGCCTTCTATGATCTCAAAGGCATCGCTCCATTTTCTCATTGCAACATTCCACTCAAGCCATTCACACTCGTTGCTAGGGCATATGGCTTTTGGGATAACAAAGGAAAGTTCGTGGCATTGTGAGACAGAGACTTCGACCTACTTATTCTGAACAAGAACTGGCTCAAATTTATGCAACGCCTCACCAGCATTCAGAGTGGAAAGATCATCAACTTCGAGTGGCGATGACAATTGCTTTCGCTTCCTGGTTCAAAGATGTCAATTCCATTGCCGACTTATCTGCTGGCGATGCGGCAATCATCAACGCAATTCCAGCAAGGGAAAAATACATCGGAGACTTCGCTCCTGGTTATGACTTGACTGGAAGCATCGATGAAACCATTGATCTGATTCCAAAGGTTGATCTGTTCATCTGCTCGGAAACAATCGAGCATCTTGATGACCCAGAAGCAACTCTGACAAAGATCCGCGCCAAGACCAAGGCAATCATCATCACCACGCCAGATTCAGAATCCAATGACGGCAATCCGCAACACTATTGGGGCTGGGATTCACTTGGAGTCATGGGGCTACTGGAAGCAACTGGATTCAAGCCAGTCATCTTCAACACTTTGCAATTCAAAGATCCAAATCTTATTTATGACTATCAGTTCTGGGGGTGTGTGTGAAAATTCTTATCACTGGAGATGCTGGCTTCGTAGGTCGAGCATTCCGCAAGAAGTTCGAATCGCAAGGTCATCAGATTGTTGGAATTGATATTGTTGACGGCATTGATGCCAGAGACTTCTTTCGAACTGACAACACTTATTTCGACAAAGTGATTCACTTGGCGGCAGTTGTCGGTGGTCGCAAGATGATCGAAGGCTCGCCACTAGCGCTCGCGGTTGATCTTTCAATTGATGCCGAGATGTTCGGTTGGGCAATGCGAACAGAACCTGGTTGCATCACTTACTTCTCATCCTCTGCCGCCTATCCAATTGACTTGCAAAGGAACAATGAAGTTGCAAGGAAGTTGGGAGAGACCGACATTCTTCTCTCCAGCATCGAAACTCCTGACCTGACTTATGGTTGGGCAAAGTTGACTGGCGAAATGCTGGCAAGTCATGCAAGGCGAGCAGGATTGACTGTTCACACTTATCGACCATTCAGTGGCTATGGAAGCGACCAGGCTTTGGACTATCCATTCCCATCATTCATCAAGCGAGGCATGGACAAAGCAGATCCATTCCAGATCTGGGGCGATGGCACTCAAGTTCGAGATTTCATCCACATCGATGACATTGTGGAAGCATCCCTGGCTGGTTGCCTGGCTGACATTCAGATTGCCAATCTCTGCACTGGAATCCCGACTTCATTCAATGACTTGGCTGCCTTGGTCTCAAAAGTGGCTGGATACTCGCCAGCGATTGAGCATCTGCCTTCAGAGCCTGTGGGAGTCCATTACAGGGTCGGAGATCCAACCTTCATGGAGACCTTCTACAAGCCCCAAATCAGCCTCCTGGAAGGCATAGAACGCGCCTTTGCTGGCTCGTAGCACCAACCTCGCTAGGCGCTCGCCAGCATAAGAGAAAAGACCCCCATCGGCTAAGGCTGTGGGGGTCTTTTCGCATTGTGGCGCAAGACACGCCGAAATTGGGTGGTTGCAATTGTTCCCAATTTGACTTGTCGGTGCTATCGTTGACCCTAAGAGAAGGAACAAGGATCCTTCACCGAGACGAGGAGTCAAAAGAAATGAACAAAAAGTCAGTCAGCGTAGATATTGTTCTTGCTCGCAAACTTCTATCATCTGCTAATTATTTCATTACAAAAAACAATCTAGAAGAATCAAAAAAGTATTTGGAAGCCGCACTAGTTGCTTGTCAAGTGAGTCTGAACAGCATCAGTAATTTAGAAAACAAAAAGGCTGGTGCATGATGAATCTTTTCCAGGTTCGAATTTTCAAGAACAAACAATGGTTCGCAATTAGAACTTACGCAACCAAAGAAGAAGCGATGCAATTTGCTGAACTTCTCGGCGTTGAATGGGACATCAAAGAAGTTTCCTTGGAAGAAGCGAATGCAATGGTTGGTGCATAATGGCAATCACACTCGACATCATCGTTGAAGATCTTTCATTCCTTTATGTTGCCA